TATGAATGGGCTCACGAGTTGATCGAAGAGTGTGCAGCGTTTCCTTTTGGGGAACACGATGACTATGTGGACAGTACGACACAAGCATTGATGCGTTACCGTGCTGGAAACTTTGTAGAGTTAGACGATGACTATAAGGATGACTCTCGAACATATAGGGATTATGAGTATTATAACTAATGGCAGATTCACCAGTAACAAGAATAGTAAATAAATTTAATCAACTATTTGGTATTAAACCAAGTGAAATACCTATTCCAAAACAAGTAGGTGCAGGGGTTGACTTAGATAAACCTTTAGAAGGGGCTACTGTCACTACTGATTTTTTACCTTCAAAAGAGAATCCTATGGGTGGTCTTAGAGAAACCGAAACAAAATTAGGTGGAAGTAAAACAGGAAAAACTCCTTACAGTTTAGCGGAAACACAATCACCAAAATTTAAAAAATTTAATAAAGAAAAAAATCTAACAGGACAACAAGCGTTAGATTTTGGTGAAGTTAAACCAGCCGTTGAGTATCCAGAAAATTTACAAAAAAATATTAGAACTCCATTACAAACAAAAAATGTTTCAACTAAATTTGTTTTTCCTAGCGTTGCTAATTATGGAATTGATGAATATGATAGATATTTTGAAGATGTTAAAAAAGCCTTACCTGATTTTAAAGATGTGCAAGCATTAGATAATTACACTAAAAATCTATTTGCAACAAAATATGAAAATTATAAAAAAGCCCCTAAATTAGTTTCTTTAGTTGATGAAGGGATAGTCCCTAAGATAGATGAGTTTACAGAAAAAATGGAATTTAAGCAGGGAGTTAAAATTGCTCCTAGATTCAAATCTAATATAAGAGATATTGTAACCCAAGCCTTAAAAAAGAATGAGGGATATATTACAAAAGAAGTAACAGAATCTATAGATAATTATATTACGCAATTAGTAGATAGTGTACCTCAAAAAAACTACAATAAATGGGCGGTAGAATTAATAGGTGAAGTAAATCCAAGGACTGGTAAACCTTACACACCTGATAATATTAAAAAAATGCTAAGTACCAGAATGAATTTTGCTCTTAATAATTGGATGGATAAAAAAATTAAGCCAGCAATGTTAGATCAACTCTTAAAAGATATGGCAGGAGATTTTTCTTTTACCTACTTGGAACCTATTGTGGAAAGAAAAATGAATAAGCTAAGACCAAAATTTATTGCTCCTACTGTTGCCGCTTTAGTCAGCATTGTCAAATCTGGATCAGCCTCAGAACTTTTAAAAGCAGGATCAGGTGAGCTTTTTGGAATAGCAGGGGAAATGATTTTATCTTCAGATCTAGCTCCTGATTCAGAATATTATACTTCATCGGAACAAGAAGAAATTGATAAAGCAAGATTTATTTTTGGTAATAAATATGCAAATCAATTAAAAGAGCAAATTGACAACCAAAAAATTAAAGAACAAAACAAAGCATTAGAAGAAATGGGTATTAGTTCACTATGAAAAAAAAGAGTGTAAAAAAGAAAAAGCCCGTTAGAATAGTACGACCACGTGGATTTGAACTAATGAAACCAAACAAGCAACCAAAGACAAGGATATCATAATGGCCGTAGACAAGAGAGTAGAAGCTGATTTAAATTTAAACGAAGCAAAATTTGAAGTGGAAGGAGATCCGCTAGAAATTGAAAAGCCTGAGTCAGAAGTAGAAGTCACAGAATTTATAGAAGATGATCAGGGAAACATGCAACCTTTTATGGATGAAGAAAATCCTGAAGAAGATCATAATTCCAACTTAGCTTTATATTTATCCGATAAAGAATTAGATGAAATCTCGATTGAATTGATGTCATCTATCGAAGATGACAAAACCTCCAGAGAAGATTGGGAGACACAATATACAAAAGGGTTAGACTTATTAGGATTCAAACACGAAGAACGTACTCGACCATTTCGAGGAGCCTCTGCTGTTACACACCCCGTTCTTGCAGAAGCAGCCGTACAGTTTCAATCTCAAGCTTATAAAGAATTACTTCCTGCTAATGGTCCTGTAAAAACAGCAATCATTGGTCAAGCTAACGAAGAGTTAGAACAACAAGCTCAACGTGTTCAAGATTATATGAACTATCAAATCACGTATGTGATGAAAGATTATGAAACAGAAACTGATCAAATGTTATTTTATTTACCTTTGGCAGGATCTGCTTTTAGAAAAGTTTTTTATGATTCTTCCGAAGAGAAAGCACGATCTCAATTTGTCCCTGCGGAAGATTTAGTAGTGCCTTATGGTGCAAGTTATTTAGATGATGCCGAGCGAGTCACTCACATCATTAAGATGAATGAAATTGAACTGAAGAAAAAACAAATCTTTGGTATGTATCGTGACATTGATGTTCGACCATATAATGAAGATGATCAAGTTCAAGATAAGTATGATTCGATTGAGGGTGTTAAATCTAAAGGATATACATCTGATATGTATACTCTTTACGAGTGTCATTGTTATTTAGATTTACCAGGCTACGAAGATGCTGACGGACAGAAACTTCCTTACATTGTCACTGTTGATGAAAGCAGTAACAAAATTTTATCAATCTATCGAAACTACGAACAAGGAGATGCGTTAAGAAAAAAGAAAGCTTATTTTGTTCATTACAAGTTTCTTCCGGGCTTAGGGTTTTATGGTTTTGGTTTAATACACATGATTGGTGGTTTGTCAAAGACAGCTACCTTAGCCTTGCGTCAGCTCCTTGATGCGGGAACCTTGAGCAATTTACCTGCGGGTTTTAAAGCAAGAGGCATTCGTATTCGAGATGATGATCAACCTTTACAACCAGGAGAATTTAGAGATGTTGATGCACCGAGTGGCACGATTCAAGGATCTTTAATTAATCTTCCGTACAAAGGACCTGATCAAACTTTATTCGCTCTTTTAGGTTTCTGTGTGGATGCCGCTAAGAGATTTGTATCGGTTGCGGACTCAAAGATTGGCGATGCTTCCATTAATCAAAACGCTCCTGTCGGAACAACTGTCGCTCTCATGGAACGAGGAACTATGGTCATTAGTTCTATTCATAAAAGATTACATAATGCTCAGAAACAAGAATTTAGTTTACTCGCTAAAACCTTCCAAATTTATTTACCTCCTGTTTATCCTTACAGTGTCGGCAATGTTAATCCTGCTATTAAACAACAAGATTTTGATGATCGTATTGATATTATTCCTGTCAGTGATCCGAGCATGTTTTCCATGTCACAAAGAATTGCCATGGCACAAACTCAGTTACAAATGGCACAAAGTGCTCCTCAATTACATAATTTACGAGAAGCATATCGTAGAATGTACGTAGCCCTCAGAGTTTCCAACATTGAACAAATTTTACCTGAGCCACCTCAACCCCAACCTATGGATCCTGGAATGGAAAATGGTAACGCCATGAGAAATATGCCTTTACAAGTATTTCCTGGTCAAGATCACATGGCTCACATTAAAGCACATCAATTTTTTATGAGTTCCAATTTAGTGAAAAATAATATGGCAGTGTTAATGGTTTTACAGGCTCACATTTCTGATCACATATCAGCAATGGCCAATGAAGAAATTCAACAAGCAACTCAGGCTCAGATGATGCAAGCACAACAACAAGGGGTGCAAATGGCTCCGGAAGAGATGCAAGCAATACAAGCTCAATCCCAAAAAGCGATTGCTCAACGGATTGTGGAGTTGACACAAAAATTAGTAGAGGAAGAAAAACAAATGATGCCTGATGCAGGGAAAGATCCCCTCGTCAATCTCAAAGAGGAGGAATTAAACATAAGAAAAGCTGATCTCATTAGAAGAACACAGGATGATCAAAACGATCAGACTTTAGATTTAGCTCGATTGGCACAAAAAGATCAAGTTGATAAAGAAAAAATTGAAGTGTCAAGAGAGAGAAATGCTATCAACATAGCAAAAAACATGCTAGGCTAATCGTATGTCAATACGAACACCAAAATTAGATACAAAAATTAAAACAACAAGCAATACGTCTACTACTACTAGACGTTACAAAGCTCCTACCCGTTCACAATTGATGAAAAAATACGCAAACTTGAAAAAAAATAGAAAAGGAACAACTTTAGACAAGAATTTACAAGCAACTTTAATAAAAAACGTCTTACAAAACACAAAAAAGGGCTAAAAAATGAACAAAAAACAAAAAAAAGTCGAAAAAGTGATGAAAGAGTTCAAAAATAAAAAGTTAAATATTGGTAAATCAAAGAAAAAGGTAAAAAATCGCAAACAAGCTATTGCAATTGCATTATCAGAGGCAGGAATGTCTAAGAAAAAGTAATGTCAGAGCTTAAATTAAAAAAATATATGGATGATTTATCAACTTATATAAATCGACCATCTTTATCAGAAGAAGAACGTATTATTTTAGCAACCGCCATGCTTTATACCACCCGAATTATCTATGAAGAAAGTTATGGCTCTGAAATGGCCATAAATTTAATTGACACTATAGGTGGTGGCAATGTAGAGTATGTAAAACCAACAAAACATTAAGAGGTAATAAAAATGAAAGAAAAAAGTATAGACAAAGGTCAGTATCAAATGACAGATAAGTCGAAAGTGCCTTTTAAATGTGCACCTACCGACCCTGCAAAATCTAATACACAAGGACAGTATGCTGTTCAGGTAAAGAAAGTTCCTTTTAAGGGGGTATTTTAATGGATAAAGTTAAAAAAATATTAGTAGATATTTACGAAAATCATCCAAAGAAAAAAATTTACATTT